AATATTGGCGATGCCAGAAATCCCCGAAACTCTGTTCATAAATCCGATGATTTCTGTCCCTTTAGAAATGGCATTATCATCAAGATAGTTAATGGCATCAGCCAGTTCGCGTGATGCTTGTGCTGATAGCTTAAAGTTTTTTGTTACTTTCCCGTATTGTTCGACAAGTTCATCCGGATTAGCCGCATCAAATGCCGTTGCCATTTGAGTGTTTAATCTCACAAACTCCGCGAGCTGTTCTTTTGGCACGTCCATTCTTGCTGCACTTTCAATCATGTTGGCGATTTGCACGGTGGTGAGTGGCAATTCTTTTGATAGATCCTGAATGTTTAATTTCCACTGCTCAAATTCAGACGTGAAATTTCCTGCATCATCTTTCAAGCCTTGCACTTGTCTTGCCACGCCAACCATGGCATCTTCAAAACTCATAAAATCACGCACGGAACCAACCAAAGGTGCAGTGATGGTTGCTCCTGCTGCAAGCGCTTGCGCACCGACAATTTGTGCTTTGCTGTTAATATCTTTGAGATTATCGACTTTCCCACGATAGCGACTGTACGCCGCCTGTTTAGCATTTAACTTACTCAATGCGGCGGATTGATTGCTAATCTGCTGATTTGCCGCTCTCATGTTGCTTTTTAATTCGCTTTGACGCTGTGCAAGTGTTTTTGATGATAACCCCGCCGCATTGAGTTCTTGGCGAGTTTGCTTTAATTTATTGGCTGTCGCCGTTTGTTCGGCGGTCAATTTTTTGACGGCTTGTTGTGCGGCCAATACTTTATTTTTGAATTGCTCGGTTGGATTTTTGGCACTGTTTAATTGATTGGTGTATAAGGCGGCTTTTTGTTTAGCTTTTGCCACTTCATTGTTCAGTGCGTTTAATTTGTTTTTTAATGGATTGATCGTCGCCGCATATTTTTTAATAGCCGCTTCGTTTTCTCGTTCTGCTTTGCTTAATTGTGCGCGAACGGCTTTATTTTCTTTCAATTTCTTTGAAAGTTCAGACACGCTTTTGCTTGCACTTTTCAACGGTGCCGACATTTTATCAATGGCATTGAGTAAGACTGATAATTGCAAATTGTTCATAAAAGCTCGCTTAAATACTTAATTGTTCAATGACTAAATCTTCGATGATGTCTAAATCGCTTTGGCTAAAGCCTAACAATTCACGCTGTGCATACCGCACTTTAAAGTCTTTGGTTTTTGATGGACTGCTCATTAAGCCGTATTGATGCACTTTTGCGATCATTGCGCTTGACCCATTAAACCCGACCGACACTTCATTGGCATTACTTTGAATTTTGAAATATCTTGCCGTTCTCAACTTTGCAAACATGGCTTTTCGTTTAATTCTGCCTTTCTTTTTACCGAATTCTTTCCGTGGTTTTCTTTGCTCAAATACTGTGCCGTCTGGGTTTTCTTGAC